TGCCTGTTGGTGATTTCAATGGGCATTAAAATTGAAAGCCTTAAAACTGAGCTTGACCATGAGCGACATATCAAAACATCTCCTGAAAACGTTCCTGCCATATCTGATAGCATTCCTACTTGGAGTAATAGTTGCGTGGAAAGGGTGCGGTGACACAAGCGGTAAGCCTGTTACCACTATCATCGAAAAGCCAGTACCAGTCATAGAATATGTTGACAGGTGGAAAGAGAAGCCTGTTAGATACGTTGAAACGAAAGTTGTTACCGTACATGATACCGTACAAGTGACCGTGCATGATGTTCGCTTAGATACGTTGTTTTTGATTGATACGTTAAAGATAGTAGAGGCTTGGCTTACTGAAGTTACTAAGTACGACACTACGGCATCTTTTGAAACAGCGGATGTAAGGTTACGATGGCAGAACTACCAAAATGTAAGCGAGAACTTAGTCATTGATTATTTACCCAAGAAAGTGGTAGGTGCAAAATTTGCACTTGGCATACATGGTAATGCTGGTCTGATATCAGACTTTGAGTCAACTTATGTTCCGCTTATGGGGCTTGGTGTTCAGGCAACTGTTAACAAGAATTATTTCAGGATAGACTACGGATTCAATGGAGACCATTATGTTGGTATAGGTGTCGGCAGGAATATTATCTCAAGATAGTTCGTATCTTTGATAGTATGAGAGCATCAACATTCATCTGCACGAACATAGAGGAAATTGAAAGGATCAAAGAGGAAAATGAAAAGCTTAACCTGCCAAGCCCTCAGCCACTACCAGACCCAACTTACGAAGAATCAATAGGTTGGTTTCACATTGAAGATGTTACAAGAGCTTACACAAGGATTGTTAACCGTATGGCGGTGGTGACGCTCCTGTTCTCTGATGGATCATACATGGATGTTAAGATGACCTCTGAAATAGAGGACATGCTAAACCTTGTTTTCAGAAATACTCTTTAACCTGTCCGCCTCTCTCAGGTCTTTGCTTATCATTACACCTGGGTCTATCTCAAAGTATTTGGAGAAGAATGTTATCTCCACAAGTGATGGATAAATTGCGTGTTCAGAACCCCACTCGTATAACCTTCGTGGTCTGAATTTAAGCCCCATTTCATTTAGCCAACTCAGCATATCCTTTACCTTGAAGCCTTTCTTCTCGCACATGTAAAGGATGTTCTCCTTGAACTGTCTTGCAAGGTCTTCAGACTGATCGAATGCCTCCCTTGTCCATAAAGGGTTACGGGACTGCATCTTCTCGTACACCTCATCGGTTATCTTGAGTTTGATCTTTTTATATGCCATGCTTAAAGATAATAAAAAGCCCCATCATTACGACAGGGCTTTCTAACTTATTGATAATCAAGTACTTAGAACGGTAAATCATCTTCATCTTCGCCTACCGCTACGGCTACTTGTTTGGTCGCTTTCTTCTCTGTGCCTCCAAGCATGGTTAGGTCACGCACCTTGATGTCCGTATTGTATCGGGTGTTCCCTTCTTTGTCCTCCCACTTTCTTGTGGTAATACTCCCTTCAACATAAAGCTTGTCACCTTTCTTTACATACTTGGTAACAACATCAGCAAGCTTTCCGAACACTACAAGGTTGTGCCATTCTGTGTTTTCCTGTTTCTGTCCGCTCTTATCGGTGTATCTTTCCGATGTTGCCAAAACAAGATTAACTACTTTACCTGACTTGGTTTCTCTTACCTCTGGGTCTTTTCCGATGTTACCCAAAAGAATCACTTTGTTCACTGAACTCATATTACTTGGATTTAATTGATTTACGAATTAGGTTTTCTGTTGCACTGTCGATGTCGTACATTTCAAGTGCCTTTTCAATAGAGCCTTTTGCACTCTCTATCCATCCCAACAGCTTGTTATACTCAGCAGTTCCAGCCACTACTTTCTTCTTTGCTCCTGCCTTCTTCTCAACAGTAGTTGTCTTTCTTGGCTTAGTAGTTGAGTGGTTATTTGTTACGTCAGGATCCTTGTTATCATCGATAAGAAGAAGACCGTTCAGGGCATACTTACGAGCATATGATGATGACGCACCGAAACATTGACCAAGGCTCATTCCTTTTTGATTCGGGTCGATACCTGCCTGAGCTTTAGATGTCACTACAACGTCTGGTTTCTTTGGATCAAAGATGCTTGCAGTGGCTTCAGTGTAAGGTATTCCACAAAGCTCTCCAAGAGAGTCTGTTATGTTAAGAACGAGACCGTGCTTGTCAAGTAGTGGCTTTACCGCCTCAAGGATATCCTCGCAGTTACGGTATTTGTAGCCACCGAATTTATTCACCTGGTTCTTCGGTGACTTGAGTTCTGACTGTAGTTTTACTAACTTTTCCATGTTGCTAAAGTATTACAATTAAATGATATAACCTACTTTTCTGTCAATATTTTCCAACTCAACTCCGATGACAAATTCATCTGGTTTGGTTATCCTGACATCAAGCATCTTAGTGTTGTTGTTCGCTCTTTGGTAGTACCTCATGTACCCATGCCCAGGAAACTCTATCTTCTCTACAGACTCCTTTCTGAACTCGTTCTTTATCTTGTTCTCAAGTTCTCGCTTCTCCTTTTCAAGGTGCTTGATCATTGCCTTAACTGTCTGAAGTCTTTGGGTCTTATCGAGCAGGTCTTCGTTACCCATCATTATCTCCTGTTCCACTTCATGGGTTTCGGACAGGAATGACGAGTAGTGTTCGTTATCGTCAGGCTCAGGTTCAAGCTGCTGGATAACACCCATACAATCTTCGTAACCTTCGTAGTCTTCATCTTCCTTTGCCTGTTCAGCCTTGATGAGAGCCTGTCTTCCTTGTAGTACACGCTTCCAGAAATCAAATGTACGCTCCTCTATCATCTCCACGATAGACTCGTTCCTATGTATGGGAAATACCTTGAAGTTCCTACCGTCAATAAGCATGGCTATCTCGGAGTAATCACACTCCATTATCATCATCTGCTGATGTACCTGTAAAATGTACATGTCAGGAACGCCTTCATACTTCTTGTAGACAAAACCATTCATAGTCTTGATCTCCAACGGACAGTTCTTTGTTGTTACCTCGTTAGAAATCGTTCCGTCATCATTCAGTTTTCTTGAACCCTTTAAAATCACCCTATCGATGTTGCAGTACAAGTGAGGGTACTTTGGGTTCTGAATGAATCCAACGAGTTGACGAGCCTGACGTATGATTCTTCCAGTCTCAAAGTTCTCCATATACCCATCCTCTGTTCCGTCATAGTAACGCCAAAGGTTAGCAACGTATTCCTCTTGATGTATTCCGTGAAACGCTGGAGCTGACATTGACTTGTCTGACTCCATAGTGCCAACCTTCTCGTGGAATAACTGCATGGGAGTTGGTTTGTAAGGACTGAGACCACACACTATGGCCGCAGACGATGCTCCTAACCCATTCTGTCTGTACTCAAACCACTCAGGGGTTCTGTCTTTGATTTTTGTCACCCAGCTTTTCTTCATCTTTCTTTTGTTTTTGTTTTGCTAATTTAATTGGTTAGGTCGTAATCTATTTGAGGACTGAAATTAAAATGGAACTTCTTCATCCGTTTCGTTAGCATACGGAAACCTTGCTTGTTCCATTGCACTTGAGAAACCAGACTCAGGAACAACATAAGCAGTTTTTTCTTCATCAAATGGAGTGTAATCCCCATCATAGAATCTACGTTCAAAAACATCATATGTCAGAATACATTCACCAGTATTACCGTTAATGTTCTTCTTCTTGATCTTCTTGGAGAAAAACTGAGATGTTGTGTCAGATGGATTTGAGTTGTAGTATGGTCGGTGGAACAGAAGTAAGTTATCTGTTTTATTCAGCGTAATAGCACCACCTGCAATATTATACACGCCAGGCGGTCTGTAATCCCCTGTTCGTTCGTCTCTTATTAATGATGAGTTTGGGTGCATGACGATTATCATGTAGATGTTATTCTCAAGTGTAAATTTCTTTTGTACCCTGAAGAACTCTTGAAGATACTGATCATCCCTTATTCTTGAGCTGAAATCTCTAACAAGGGAATTGAATGGGTCTATCAGACATCCATCCACATTCTCCTTCACCATCAATTCTACGAATTTTCTATTGATGTACTCTTGGGTAGGTGATTTTTCGTCAGGATAGATGAAGAAGAAATGCTTGTTTATCTTTTCAGCCGCTTTCCTATACTCATCTTCAGACATCTGATTCTTGTGGTGCTTATGTACGCTCTTTCCAACAAGTGTATGTATAAGCTGATTGTAGAAAGACACTGGAGGGTAATTCTCTGGAGAAAATATAGCCCACTTGTAACCATCACGGATGGACTTGATCAGCATGAGCTGTAGCATCATCTCGGTCTTACCAAAATTGGCAATTCCGAACATAACAGTTATCTCACCTCTACACCATCTCCATCTATCGTCAATGCATGGAAAGTAAGTTGTTTCACCCTCTGTATCTCCTGAATGGAATGAGGATAGCATCTCAGGCATAATGTCATTCAGGTATATAACATCCTCAAGCGGTCCCTCAAGGTTTTCAAGTTCCTCTTCTATGCTTTCCTTGGTAACAGTGCTGATAAGGTGATCATCCTCGGTGAACTGTGCTGTTCCAAAATCAGAAGCATAGTTCCTGTAAACGGAATTGAGTATCACATCCAACTCCTTTACGTGAAAGCTACCACCGCAGAAGTCGTTGATCATAACATCCCTGACCTCATCCTTTACTAATCCGAACCTCAGACATCCACAACAAAGTTTGAATACGAAGTTGTTACGGTTGCCCTCAAAGAATCCTTCACCCTTGTTGACCATCCACTTCTTGAGTCTTTCGTAAACGGTGTTCTGAGTTGTGTTTACGACAGGAACAGCTTCATACGTTTTGACAACGAACCTGTCATACACTTCCCACTTACGGGCAATGTAAATGTTCGGGTCATACGACTCAAAGCAAACCCTGCTGAGATTTCTTCCTGTTTGATCAAGGTCTTTGAAGTCTTCAAGCAGTGCGTCAAAATGCTCAAGATGTTTGTTAGGCTCGGAAACTTCTACCAATGCCTTCACACCGTTACCACTTGGAGATACCCAACATGAAACGACATACTTGTTCTTTTTCAGTTCAGCTATCTTGTCTTTGATGTTGCACTTATCAAAATCCAAGCATATCAGACCAGTGTATGAGATGATGTTGTTGTCGTTCCTGGACTTGAACACACCAGAGAACAGTGGCGATGGAAGTGACTTCTTAACACTATCACGCTCCTTTCCATGAGGAAGTCTTCTTACATGTTCTACCTTATCCCTGCTTTTGCCTTTCTTGATGCGACTGAGAGCCTGACCTACAGTTATCACATGATTGGAGTCCACATCGAACAGACTCTCATAAATACTTATTTCTCTTTCAAACAGTTTTTTCATTACCTTCTTGTTTTCCAAGCATCACCATAAGGCTCGTACTGTACTCTTGCATTCATCACATTCCTGACATACTCATCACCTTCTCCTCTGAGTTCTGCCTCATGCATTGATGTAGGTGAAAGGTCTCGCACAATATTACGAGCCTCAGACATTGGTACAAATATACAACCATCATCTAATTGTATTGTCCTGTCTGTTTTTTTATGATTATTCTTGAACCACGTATTATTAAGAAGACCCTTCCAGTCATCAATCTTAGAACCATCCTTTACAACCCAACCTTTTACGGTGTAATGAGCATAGAATTTTTCTGCAAGAGATTTAGAGTATCCACGCTCCAAAACATAATCTATCACTTCATTTATGCTTGGCGCATTAATATTATTTCTTTCTTTTTTTCCTTCTTTACTTTCTTCCTTTCTTCTTATGTACCCCCCTTGCGTATCCCCTTGCGTATCCTCTTGCGTGGTACTTAGTGTTGTCTCTTGCGTTTCCCTTGCGTTTCCATCATAGTCGTAACTATCGTATTTACAGACAGTTATGAGTGTCGTTGAGTGTTTCCCACTTCCTATTGTTCCTCTCCTTATCAAACCATCTTCCTCAAGCATGTCAAAGAACCTTACAACTGACTTCGTTCCTGTCTTAAAAATGCTTGCCCATGTTCTTATACTGTTAGGTGATTGACCACGTTTCACCTCGTAAGTTTTATACCCTAATGCCATCCTTCTGTCCGAGTAATTTACATCAATGAGTATGGTCAACCACCACTTTAGTTTCTTCTCATCAGACCACAACCAGTGTTCGGTTATGTTTCTGTCAATTTTAATCCATCCCATAAATCATATTATTTCAACAGGTCATCTATCTGATTCTGAATATCCACCTCAACCATGAACCTGGAAGACTCTATTACCATCTTCATTGTCTCCAGCATGGTTATCGCAGAATCTTTCATGTCATCACTTGCCTCTTTATGCTCGGACGATGTTGCTGCCAAAGCAGAGGAAAGCCCCAAGAATATCATCTTCAGTGGCGTTCCATCAAAGTGTTCAGATACTCCCATGAGCATCATTCCGTTAACTGTCTGTGTAAGGATCTCGTCTATTTCTTCTTCTTTCATTGTTCCTGTCTTAAATTAATGTCATCGAATACACCATCCCTCCTGTAAGTAACCAGGATAGGAAGATAATTAGTGTTCCATACTTCTTCGCCTGAAGTGTTCCCTTCTTGGCTCGGTGGTTGCAGAGGATTATTTCGTGTTTCATTCTTCTTCTTTTTCAATTTCGCCCGTTCCATTGCAAGTATCGCAGTCCACATCATAACCACAACCACCACAGCAATCTCCTCTGTATGTTGTGCATTGTCTTGATGTGTCGTTGTACCAAGTACCTTCACCGTTGCAGTCAGGACACTCAATCATTTCAACTTCTTTTGGTTCAACGCAGAATCCACAGGTCTGTTTGTCCTTTTGCTTTTCCGAAGGTAACTCCGAACCTTCATTCTCTTTGGTGTCAAGGCTTTCAGAATGTTTTTCATCTGTCAATTCCGTAGCTGGTTCAACGCAGAATCCGCAGGTCTGTTTGTCCTGTTGAGCTTCATCCCAACCTTGCAAGTATGCTTCTCTGAGTGGCTTCAATCTGTCAACGTCAAACTCTTCAAAAATTGGGTAAAGTTCCAATGCCCTCGCTTCTGCTTGTTCTCTTGTTTTCATTTTATCGTGTCTCCTATGTTATACTTTGATTCGTAATCGCAGAATGAAATCACTCTACCATTGGCAGATTGGTATTCATACCTGCAATAGCTTTCATTACAAGCTCCGCTATTTGGGTTTTTGTAAATAATGATGTAGGGCTTTTGCGGCAATGGTTGTGATTCGCAAGAAACCATAACAACTACCAATATAAATAGTATCTTTTTCATCCCTTGTTTTTAAAAGTTCGTTTTCAATTTGCGGTGTTACACTTTTTGTGTTAAATTAATTGACTAACATACGTTGCAAACATAGGGTCTTTTATATCAATAAGGTCATCTGATTTATTTCTCCAATGCAGTAGTGTTGTTCTGTCCTTATCGAAGAACTCTTTAACCGCACATTCCATACTTGACGTTCTACCATACTTTATCTCAGAAGCTTTATAGATTGCCATTCTCTTCGTTGTATTATCAACACCACGTACTTTATTCTGCTTGACATCATACTTGATCTGGTCACACATGTTTGCTATGTCTGCCTTGATAACATCTACCTCTTGTATGTCTATTGGCTCTGGAATGTATATCTGATTAACTCTGTCTATCAGTACGTCAACGTTCCTGCCATCAACTCCTATCATATCCCTCCATTGATTGAGTATGTCAATTATTGCTTGTTTTTCTTCCTTTTTCATCTGTCTATCTCTATCAGTATTCCGTTATTGTAGAACATCAGGTCTCCGTGTTCAAACATTTCAGAGCCTCGCAAGTTGAGCATTGTCATCGTAAA